ATGAATTGTATATCCTTCTTCTCCTGTGATTTCAGCCATTCGAGAACTTGCACGACCAGATAAAGCACACTGTACATATACATAATCTTTCAATGCTTCAAGAAAAGCAGACACGGATGAACTCTTACCTGTTCCAGCTTCACCATGAATAACAACTACATTGTTTTCAAGTGCTTCTTTTACACCCATTCGCTGTTCTTCTGTAAACTGCCAACCATTCTTATGCTCGACATGCTTGATTGTATCTTCCCAATCGCCATATGTAATCTCTGATTTTGCATCTCTTAATCGGATTAATTCTTTGGCAATTTTATCTTCAATATTGTAGAATTTTCTAAGACCAATCTGTGTCTTATCTTCATTCCACCACAGCTCATCACCCATATCATGAATTGCTTCTGTAATATTCATATCAGGAACATCTTCGCCAAGTTCATCAATAATTGCCCCCATTAACTCATCAGGTGTAATCCATGAACAACCATCCTGACCAGAATCTTCAAGATATTTGTAAATAAAAGCACTAATACGTTGAGAACAAAATTCTTCCATTCCACTATCAAGAGCTATTTTGTCTGCCGTTTTCCAACCGATTCCTTTTACTTCATTACATAAGATATATGGATTATTTTTAACCTTTTCAACAACTAAGTCAGGTGAATTATATCGTTCCATTAATCTATTCACCATATTGTTCGTAAGGTTATATTGCTCCAACCCTGAGAAGATTTTTGCTAAATGGATATTTCTATTAAATCTTTCAATCCATCGTGCAGCCGTGTCTAATCCACAACCTCTGACCTTTACCAAATCTTCTGCTTTGTTATTCTTCAAAGAATCAAATGGATCATCCAATGCATCATACATATTTTCAATCTGAAGTGGGGTAAACAAAGTGGACAAGAATTTCTTCTGTCCAACTTTGTCATTCTCATTAAAAGTAATGGCACTATAGATTGATATGATATTGTATTGTCCTCCCCATTTGGCGTCTTCTACATAATCTGCCACTAATACATATGGATTACCTTCAACCAACTGTGGCATTGTACCTTTGATTATGATTTGATTGAATTTGTCGGTCTTAGGTTTACCCTCTTTGACCTTATCTACTGAGACAACGGCAATTCCAAATTCATTTTTATAAAATCGTATTCTCTCTACACTACATATAATTTTTATTCTATTTTCTGATGCCATTAGTCCTCACTTTCCTTTTAATCAACTTTTGTTCTTTCAGATTGAAGTAGCAATGTACCGTCTAAATGTATCTCTTGAACTTTATTTACTGTATGTTGGTAAATTGTGTCTTTGTAAATCATTGGTCTGAAACTATCGTCTCTTCTGATTCCTGCCACAACAATCTTTGAACCTCTACTTAACCAACTTCTTTCAAGTACAGTCTTCTTATCACTATTCGGATCAAGCTTTGCTGAAATTTGTTTGTTATAAAATGCATAGTGACCTTTATTAAACTTCACATGTACTGCACCATACTTTGTAAGAAGTGTAACCATACAATGCAAATTATCAGCATTGATAACTGTTCCTGCTATTCTTGAAATCTTAAATTTAGGCATTTTCTTTGGCGAACCATCAATATAGCGAGTGTAATAATCGTAAGGTTCTGGTTCTTCTGGTAAATCAAAGAAATTAACTATGCCATATAGTTCTTCATTAATATTCTCCAATTCATGCTCACCATCATAGAAACTTAATGCTTGCATAGACCAAGAAGGTAATGTACCATCAGCATATTGATTCCAAACAGTTTTAAATAAAGCTTCATTATAGAGATTTAATGTATCAGTATTGTCAAACCAATCCTTTAATGGCTGAATGTATTTATCAGCCTCTTTAGTAAACAATTTTTCTGATACGATATAATATTCTCCTTTTATTTTAA